TCGATGACAATTACACCGATGCGCTTGGATACATCGCTATTGCTAAAACAGTAACTGAAGCGATGCAAGATGAGGATGGAGTTTGGAAAGATGGCATTTAATTTAGCAGATTACGAAACAGTCGAGAGCCGACTAGAAAAGTTTTGGAAGGAGTATCCAGATGGAAGATTATCAACAAAGATTGAGCAGGCCACAGACACTAGATACATTATTAGTGCTCAATTATTTAAGACAGAAGCCGATGCACAGCCGTGGGCGACTGGGCTTGCTAGTGAGAGCGTTTCTGATCGGGGTGTCAATTCAACTTCTGCACTGGAGAATGCTGAGACTTCAGCAATCGGCAGAGCGCTTGCAAATGCAGGTTATGCAGCTAAGGGCAAAAGGGCTAGCCGAGAAGAAATGACAAAAGTTGCAAGTTACTCACCGCCAGGCACAAGGGCTAGAGCTGTGGAAAATGTGCTACGTGCATCATTCGCAGAAGATAAACCAACTGTATGGAGTGTTGGCGATGCAATAGAGGCCATGCCAGTTAATCCGAAAGCGCAAGAATGTAAGCATGGCAGCATGATTCTTAAAGAAGGTGTTTCGAAGACTGGCCGAGATTTCTATGGCTATGTGTGCAGTGCTGCAAAGCCTGACCAATGTGAAGCTAGGTGGGCTAAAAAAACAGCCGCTGGATCTTGGTTCTTTCCTAGCGATAGCGAAGGAGGTGAATAAATGGGATACGTTGAACTTAGAGATGGATCAGGATTCACTTTGCGCATAGAAAACGATAAGAGAACCCTGACACAATCAACAGACCGCTGTATTAGCTGTAATGACGACAGATTATTGACAGATGGTCAGTACCTGGTATGTACTCAATGCCACTGTAGGCAATAAGGATATTATCATGAAACATGCACAATTCAAATGTAATGGTTGCAGTCGCAAAACCGAGTTTCTGTGGCTCGATCAGCTAGATATGCCAGATGGATTTAAGGCGTATCAATGTATGGATTGTGGATGCGTTGGTGTGAAGAATATAGCCGAAGCGTTGCATATACCAGACTCGGATATATGTAGATGCGATAAGTGTGGTGGATGGATGTTTAAAGCCGTGGACTGCCACACTTGTCAGTTAATAAGGAGTAAGTAATGCCTACTCATGAATACAGCTGTAATGAATGCGGCACATATGGGTCAGTGCATAGATCCTACGATGATGACAGTGGACCAATGAGTTGCCCGAAATGTAATTTGCAAATGTCAAGAATGTACAGCGCACCTGGTCTGATATTTAAAGGTAGCGGTTGGGGTAAATCATGACTTGCCGTCTGACCTGCGGTTATGCTAATGGATTTGACATGGCATGCTAGGCTCTAGTGTAGCAGTGGCTCACAAAGCCACAAGGCGAGCCCGACAGGGAAAGCTCGCAAGGTGCTGGCTAGTTGGGATCGCTCTATTCATAGTTATCTTTTGCTTTGAAAAGATTAATTCCGTATCAGCTTTAAATTACAAACCTACAGTAATGATTACATTTAAAGAGTATGCATTATTAAAGATAGAAGATCAAAAACAATATAAATGTTTAACACAATTGTGGGGTGCTGAAAGTGCGTGGAATGATAAAGCTGTAGGCAACCTAAATGGTAAGCAGAAGGTCTATGGAATACCACAAGGTAAATCAGAGTATCTAAGTAAGGTCAATGGATATAAGCAGATAGACTGGGGTTTAGCATACATAGCAGCGCATAGGAATTATGGTGTAGATGATCGTGGTTATATTAATGCATGTGCAGCTCTCAAACATTTTAAAAGCAAAGGCTGGCATTGAGTAACAGAGAAATAGGTAGCGGCAAGTGGAAAAAATTGCGTTTACAAATTCTTGACCGAGACGGAAGACAGTGCGCTATTTGCCACGGACCAGGCGACACGATCGATCATATTTGGCCACGTGTAGCTGGGGGTTCAATGTGGTCAAGCGACAATTTACAAGTCCTTTGCAAAAAATGTAACTCATCTAAAGGCGGTCGTTTTTTTAGCCCTAAGGCGACCCCCCCTGTCTTTCCTGACTCTTCTCTCCCTGAGACAGTCCGAACAGTGCCAGATTCACCATTTAATAAACCTGATACGCTTAACTTCGATGCAAAATGATGCGGAAATAAAACAGACGCCACGAGGGGTCGGGCTAATTGGCAGCACTGAGCCTAGAATCCACACGCCTTTACTAAATGCACCGACCAGAGCGCAGGAGGTAGCTGATTTAGCTACGAAAATTGGTTTACCTCTTGTGCCGTGGCAACGCTGGGTGCTAGATGATCTGCTATCTATAGACGATGAACAGAATTGGCGCAAGAAAACAGCTTTAATACTTGTAGCACGTCAAAATGGCAAGACCCACCTAGCACGTATGTTAATCCTGAGCCATTTGTTCTTATGGGGTTCTAAAAATGTCCTGGGTATGTCATCTAACCGAAATATGGCATTAGATACATTTAGGCAAGTTGCATACACAATAGAAGATAATCAATTTTTGAAAGACCAGGTAAGACAGATTCGCCTGGCTAATGGTCAAGAATCTATAACCCTACTTAATGGAGCAAGGTATGAGATAGCAGCTGCGACCAGAGATGCGCCCCGTGGTAAGACTGCAGATTTTCTTTACATAGATGAGTTAAGAGAGTGGACACAAGAATCCTTTACAGCTGCACTTCCAGTAACTAGAGCAAGACCTAACGCCATGACACTAATGACAAGTAATGCTGGTGATGGCTTCAGCACCGTGCTTAATGATCTAAGAGAGCGTTGCCTATCATATCCACCTGACAATTTAGGATTCTATGAATACAGCGCACCACAGCATTCTAAGATTACAGATCGTAAAGCCTGGGCTATGGCTAATCCAGCATTAGGTCATTTAATAACCGAGCAAACATTAGAAGAGAGCGTAAGCACAAACAGCATAGAAGCTACTAAGACTGAAATGCTTTGTATGTGGGTAGATAGCACTGTCAGCCCCTGGGTATATGGATCTATTGAGCAGTGCAGCGATAGCAGTTTAGAAATACCTGTCGGGCCACAGACAATTATGGCATTTGATATTGCACCGACAAGACGATCTGGGGCGCTCGTTATGGGCCAGGTGCAGGATGGAAAAATAGCAGTCGGATTAGCACAGCTTTGGCATAGCGATATAGCAATAGATGAGATTAAGATGGCAAGTGACATAAATGAGTGGGCTAAAAAATATCATCCGACCACAATTTGTTATGACAAGTACGCCACACAAACTATAGCTACAAGACTTGAACAAAGTGGCTGGAGATTACAAGACGTATCAGGCCAAGCGTTTTACCAGGCATGTTCAGACCTTGCCGATGGCCTGGCTAATAGCCGTGTAGTTCATTCTGGTCAGGCAGAGCTAGTACAGCATTTAAATAATTGTGCAGCTAAGACTAATGATGCTGGCTGGCGCATAATACGTAGAAAATCGGCTGGCGATGTCACAGCCGCTATATCACTGGCTATGGTTGTAAGTCAATTAACAAAACCTCAACAAACTGCGCAAATCTTTGTGTAATTTGCACCAATAGTCCGATTTATGGTATAAAGTATACATATGGGTCTATTGTCTGCTTTGGGTATAAACAAAAAAACGGAATCTGTCCAAGCGCAATACGCCCCTGCCATTATGGACACAGCTTATGGCTATGGTTCATTTACAACTGGTGTTGGTAATTTTCCTGGTGGATTAGATCGCAATTATGCAATGCAAGTACCAGCTGTCAGCCGTTGCAGAAATCTTATTGCTGGTGTAGTTTCATATCTGCCATTAAAACTTTACAAAAAGTCTAATGGTGAGGAGTTGGGGAACCCTCTTTGGCTCGATCAACCAGACTATCGACAACCGAGATCCGTCACTTTATCCTGGACTGTCGATAGTTTGTTGTTTTATGGTGTTGCATATTGGCGTGTTACAGAATTATATGCAGATGATTTAAGACCATCACGATTTGAATGGATCGCCAATAACCGAGTTACATTTACTACAAATAAATTTGGCACAGAAGTTAGCGCATATTATGTTGATGGCGTTGATGCTCCTATGTCTGGTATTGGATCTTTAGTTACATTCCAGGGTTTAACACAAGGCGTACTACAAACTGCATCACGCACAATTCAAAGCGCATTAGATACCGAAAAAGCTGCAGCTGTAGCAGCGCAAACTCCAATGCCAAGCGGTTACATTAAAAACACTGGCGCAGATTTACCAGAACAGCAAGTATCAGGATTATTAGCACAATGGAAGCAAAGCCGACTAAATAGATCGACAGCATATTTAACATCAACCTTGTCTTATGAAACTACAGGATTTTCACCTAAGGAAATGGCCTATACAGATTCAATTCAGTTCAGTGCTACTCAAATTGCCAGAGCAATGAATGTTCCTGCAAATATGATAAGCGCTGATATGGGTACTGGCAGCAATATGACTTATCAGAATTTGTTAGAATCTAGAAAAGAATTTGTTTCCTATTCACTGCAACCATTTATTTGTGCTATTGAAGATCGACTGTCTATGGATGATATAACCCCACGTGGCCACGTTGTTAAGTTTGCTATTGAGGAATCATTCTTACGTGCTGACACAATGAAACGCTTAGAAGCAATAGAGAAAATGTTGGCACTTGGCTTAATAGATGTAGAAGATGCCAAAGAGATGGAAAGCCTAACACCTAACGGAAGAGAAACAGAAGATGATACTTACATTCAGTAGCCAGGTAGAAGCTGCCGATACAGAGCGCAGAGTTATTGCTGGCAAGATCGTGCCATTTGAAGAAGTAGGTAATACTTCTGTAGGTAAAGTGGTTTTTGCTAA